TTAAATATATTTACAAAATGAAAACTACCATAAAAAACCAAATACAAGAATTAAAAACATCAGCATCAAGAACAGGGTTGGTATTTTGTGACAACAAAGTAATGTTTTCTTTAGTGCAAGATATGCTTTTAAAGCTAGAACAAATAGAAGACTTAATTGAATTAGAAAATGAATTACATTTTACAGATGTAGCTGATGCGGTTAAAAATATGTATAAAAAGGATGAAAACTTGACACACGTATATGTCAACTTTCAAGTTAGGCCAGTAGAAGTAGAAAAGAAGTTTGGTGTAATTGATGCAAAGTTATACCTATAAAAATATTAGTTTAAAGTAATCAGAAAAGAATAATTGATTATTAATTTAAACTATTTATATGATTACAATTTTGATTGCTATTGCTGCATTAGTATGGGCTATTTTAATGACCATACAAAAGTACGGGGGTGAATTAATTATTAGTCCAGTTATTGGTTTTATGGTTGGGTGGTTATACAACCCTGAACATTTTGAAAAAGAAACAGAACATACTATACAAATAGTATTAGGCATTGTATCTTTTACAATTATTTGGACTACCTATGAATAACCAATGGCTTGGGAAAGTAGCCGAACACCACCAAGAATGGGTTAAGGTTGTTCAATCGTTTGGGGAATTTGATTATGCTGAAGACATAGTTCAAGAAAGTTATATAGCGTTATGGAAATATGCTGATGCTGAAAAGCTTTTAGACAGTAATGGTTATGTAAGGAAAGGTTATATGTATTTTACTTTGCGTTCTTTATTTTACCAGTACTATAACAAAAAGAAAAAGGTAAACAAAGTAGACGTTGACGGTTGTTGGGAATTATTTGATGATTCAAACATAGAAGAACACAAAGCATATAACGAAATATGTTTACTAATTGATGATGAAATAAAAGACTGGAACTGGTACGACAGAAAGCTTTTTAAACTATATAGGGATACTGATTTAAGTATGCGTGATATTTCAAAAGAAACTGGTATTAGTTTAATTTCAATATTTCATTCATTAAAGAATCACAAAGCTATTTTAAAAGAAAAGTTTCAAGACAACTATAAAGAATTTATTACTAACGATTATAATTCAATTTATTAACTATGGCAAAAGCAAGAACAAAAGCGCCTTCAAAAGGATTAGGCGACACTATTGAAAAAATTACTGAAGCAACTGGTATAAAAGCTGCAGTAGAAGTATTTACAAAAGCAACTGGTATTGACTGCAAATGTGAAGAACGTAAAGCAATATTAAACAACCTAATACCATACAGAAAAAAGGTTAATTGTTTAAACGAAGCTGACTACAATATGCTAACTGAATTTTTAAAGCCTACAAAAGGTAGTTTAACCCCAAATGAACAATGGACAATAGCTGCTATTTATGATAGGGTTTTTAATGTAAAGTTAGAACATTCAAGTTGTAGTTCTTGTTGGAGGGATACGCTTTCTGATTTAAGAAAAGTTTATAACGAATACAAGGTAAATGATTAATTGGAACGAGGCTGACTTATTTGAGTTTTTACGTTTAAATGTTTACCCTGATTTAGTTAAGTCAAAGAATCAGATGTCAAGGTGGGATTGTTATAGTCCCACTGCAGGGCATCGCATAGAACTTAAATGTAGGAAAAAACATTACCCAACACTACTACTTGAAAAGAAAAAATATGATGCAATGATAGAAGAATGTGAAAAGCATTTAGATATACCGATTTATATTAATTCAACACCAGAGGGAGTATTTAGTTTCAACTTGCACAAGATACACCCAACGTTTGAAATAAACAATAAAAACCCTGCTACAACACAATTTTATAACACACAAAGAATAGAAAAAGAAGTTACATATTTAGAAATTAACGAAGCATTAAAATTAAACGAGTTATGAAAGACAATCCAATCCAATTAGAATTTTTAAAAAGCGTATTACTATCGCAATTATTATTAGAGTGCAATGAAAATTTAAGGTTTACAAAGCAATATAATGGCGCTTTAAAGCATTTACTGAATAAAGTTAACAACCACTTGGAAACTACAGTTTATGACGAGTATAGAAAGATATACAATACTGATGCAGAAATGACTACCAATATTTTAAGAAGCATTGAAGATTTAACTACAAAGTTAACTACATCAGACTTAGATGAATTGGTAATGATTAATGCAATTATTGAAAAGTACCACGAAAACAAAGAATGGTTTACTGAATATGGTAACGCTGAATTTTTAAGAATAGAATAATGGGAACTTTTTTTATAGGATGGTGGGCTGGTATTTTATGTTATGTAGCAATATCACAAATATTTGATAATGGCTAAAAAGAAAATAGAAATATACTGGCCGCATTATACAGAAATTAATGCTATGGTATATTGTATTAAAAAAAATGTAGCTTATTCTTTAGAAGCAAATACAAACAAAAGGTTTTACATAGTTAAGTATATTCCAAGTGATTATAAAAATGTAATATATTTAAAAGAAAACAATAAGAAAGTAGAATTTAACGAATACGAAGCAACAAAAAAGATAATGGAATTATATATTAACCAAAGTAAATTATTATGAGTCAAATAGAAAAAACAGCGAAAAAAGTGTATGATGATTATTTTAAAACAAAAGTAAAAGACACAATGTCAGAATGGATTGAAGCACAAGTTAAAGATAGTGTAGTGCAGTCAGTAATTAATAAGTTTAAACAACGTAGTGAAGTAGGAATACAAAAATACAATACTACATTAGACCGTGAAGATTTAACTGATAAAGAATGGATAAACCACGCACAAGAAGAAGCAATGGATTTAATTTTGTATTTAGAAAAACTAAAAAGATTATGAAAAGTAAACAAACACCACTACAAAGAATAAATAGAATAATGAAGTTTTACTATTTACGTGGGCAAAATAGGGAAAATGTAAATAATGTATATAGGAATATATTAAAATCAAGGGTAGTTTAAAATCTACCCTTTTTTGTTAAACAAAAGTTAAAGTTTAATAATTTATTTTTTTATGTAAATAAGTTGTTTATATTTGTGTAACATTTAAAACCAAACAATATGACAAAGCAAGAAATTAAAACAGAATTAGAAAATGTAATCTATGTATTAGAAACATTAGAAAACGATTACGCAGCACTTAAACTAAAAGCAGTACTATCAGCTTTAGAACAAGATTGGAATGAATCAGCTTACTTTACACAAGAAATAGATACCATTCTAAACTATGAAGAAACAATGACTAATCTAAACAACATAACAATATATGAATGAAGACGCAACTATAAAAATATTCAGTAAGATACAAGCTCTGGAACGAGATTTGCAATGGATTTACAGCGAATACTTCAATGAACAAATAAACGACGACCAGTTTATGTCAATGATAGATTCAACTGAACGCGATATACAAACACATTATTATATTTACGACTTAATTATACAAGATGCAAGAAAAAATTAAAACATTTGACAACAAGGTTTGGGATAAAAAAGAATTATTAGACAATATGTACGAAGATGACTTTTACTATGGTTATTTAGGTAAGCAGGCTTTATCTTCTTCAAGTTTAAAAATGCTAATACAATCGCCAAAGACTTACAAATACGTTACTAAATATGGCTCAGGTGAGTCGCAAGCTTTACGTGATGGTAAATTATTTCATACAATGATTTTAGAGCCACATAAAATTGACGACCTTGTTATTGTAGACGTAGCAACAAAAGCTGCCAAAGCCTATAAAGAAGCAAAAGAGCAAGGGCTTGAAGTTTATACTACAAAAGAAATTAAAGATGCTGAGCGGTTAGCTGATGCCTTATTAAGAAACGATGAAGCAGTTAGTTATATGAGCAAAGCACAATTTGAGATACCAGAAGTAGCAATGATTGACGGAATACCATTTAGAGCAAAAGCAGATATTTTAAAAGGCAACCAAATAATAGACTTAAAAACTACTACAGGGTTAAATGAATTTAGGTATAGCGCTGCTAAATATAGTTATGACCTGCAAGCCTATTTATACAGAGAAATGTTTGGCGTTGACAACTTTGTTTTTGTAGCTATTGATAAAGGTAGTTTGGATATTGGTATATTTGAATGCAGTGATGAATTTTACGAAAGCGGCAAACGTAAACTTGAACAAGGTATAGAAAACTATAAATATTTCTTTGGTGACGATCAAGTTGATTTAAACCAGTATGTAATGAGGGGAATACTATAATTGTTAAAAAAGTGTTAATTATTTTGGTAGTTTAAAATTAAGTATTAAATTTACGCTATAATTAAAAAACAAACAAAATGAAACTAAAAAAATACACACAGAATTTAAAAATTGAAGGTAACAAAGTTTTTAGCTACAACACAATGGTAGCTTTAATTGATTGGGAAGTTAAAGAAATTAACCAATTAGGTTATTGGAGCCAAACAACACAAAAACACATTAACTATGTGGCATCTGAATTAGACTTAATACTTGTAAAATAAACAATATGAAATTTGAAATCGTAGGTTACTCAAAAGATTATTACACTACAGACAGAAAGTACATAGGTTCTTTAGTATGTGAAAAAGACAGAGAAGTATTTGGTTATTTAGGCAGAAATAAAATAGTACTAACTGAAGATTTAATTATTAAAAAAAAGAAAATAAAAAAAGGTACTGAATTGTTAACAGAACTTTTTCCATTAAACGGTAGAATAATAAAATAAAAAATATGAAACTATTTGCAGATGAATGGGGTGTAGATAATTCCCCAATAGACAACACAGAAATAACTACAACGCTTTTATATTTTAGTACAGAAGAACTAAAAGAATTTAAAGCACTATGTAAAAAAGGTATTAAAAAAGAGTTTGGCGCTGAATACCAGCAAAAGGGAAATTTAAGCGATTTATTGTTAAACATATTAAAAGAACGCTATGGAAGTTTATAGATTAAAAAAGCAATTAACAGACGAGCAAACTGATAAGCTAAAAGGTAAATACCTTAATGAAAAAAACTATGATATACTAATTACAGAAGATGCTGATGGTTACGACATCAACGGTAATTTGTTATTTAGGTTCAGAAAAAACGCTATACCTTTGGAAACTTTAAAGCTTGGTGTTGATTCGTTTAAAGATAGCATTGAACTAACAGAAAGTAGGGGCATTGCTTCAGGAAGTAGCCACAAACGAATCCGTAAAGATGGTTCAGTATCTAATATTACAGTAGGTAACAAAGTAGAATCAGGTTCAGTTGGGTATATGGATTCATCAGCTATGGTTAAGTACTGCCGCAAGACTGCCTTTGCTAAAAACTATTTTGACAAATTTACTTCAGGAATTCCTTTTGTTAAGTTTATTGATAGTAAATATAAAGAACTATGCCCTGAGCATTACGCAAGGCAAAAAGCAATAGCTGAAGGTACTAACAAAAACTATGTAATAGATAATACTTCTTTTACTACTATTACAGTAAACAAAAACTTTAGAACTGCAGTACACCAAGATGCAGGCGATTACCCTGAAGGCTTTGGTAACTTAATTGCATATCGTGAAGGTACTTGGACTGGTGGTTACTTTTGTTTGCCACAATACAAAGTGGCAATTGATTTACAAAACACAGATATACTATTTGTTGATGTTCACAAGTGGCACGGAAACACAGACTTTATAGAACCAAATAATGATTTATTTAGAATTAGCTTTGTATTGTATTATCGTGAATATATGTACAAGTGCAAACAACCTAATGAAGAACTATTTAAAATGAAAATGGATAAAACAGGATATCTAAATTTATAACTATGGAAACCAAATTAAAACAAGAGAAAGGATTAGAGTTTGAATCATTTATAATGGATTGGTTCTGTAACCAAAAGAATATTAATTTAAGTCATTACACGCTGCTAAAAGAACAAATACAAAAGGGTGAAAATAGGCAAGGTATTGAAATTAAAAATGACCAACGTTTTCAAGATACTGGCAATTTATTTATAAGTGTATCGCGCGACTATGGTTACACTAAATACGAAAGCGGTATATATAAGAACCAAAGTTGGCTTTATGTAATAGGTAATGAAAATGAATTTTATATATTTGCTACAAAGCATTTAAAACAATACTATGAACACAACGAACCAAGATTGTTTGAAGGGTTTAAAAGCGTTTCAAATGGTGTTGACAAAGGTTTTTTATTAAGCAAGAAAGAAGCTGAAAGAATGTGTATAGAAAAAGTTACTAATCAAACTAAATTATTTTAATATGGAATATATAATTACCTGCATTAGCCATAGAAGGCCTGAAAATGTAGAAAAAATAATTGAAACTACTGGTACTGATAATATTGTTTTTGTTGTTAACGACCAAATTGATTATGAAAGCTATACCGCAAAAGGTGTTAAATGTATTATAGGTGGTAGCCTAACCAAGAACAGAAATAAAGCCCTTGACTATTGCTTTGAACAAAATAAAGTTTGTGTACAAATAGACGATGATTTAAAAAAGGTTTGTTTAAATGACTTTACAGGTAAAAGAACTGGAATTAACTTAACAGTTGTAGAAGCAATAAACGACCTATTACCTATATTTTTAAAAAGTAATCATTTATACTGTGGTGCGCCACCAACTGATAACCCTTTTTTTGCATTAGACGAAGTAAAAGAAAATATATTAATAACTGCCCCTTTTACAATTACAAAACCAAACCCAATACGATTTGATGAAACGCTAATGTTAAAAGAAGACTATGATTATACTTTGCAGCATATAAATAACGGCACTGGGTGTATTAGGTTCTCAAAGTATTTATTCTCCTTTAAAAGCTCTACAAATGACGGTGGCGCAGTTAGCTACAGAACAAGCGAATTAGAAAACAAATCAATAGAATACTTAATCAGTAAATGGGGTGAATGTATTAAACTTAACCCAAAGCGTGAAAACGAAATACTATTAAATAAAGACAGTTACAATATATTAAACTCAAACCAAATAACACTATTCTAAAAGAACTAACAAATGGAAACTAAAATAAAAGAACTAATACTAAAAGAACTAAAAGTAGATATTACTGAACAAAGCAGAAAGCGAGAAATAATTGAAGCACGTGCATTATACTTTTATTTAGTTAGAAAGATATATACTAAAAGAAGCCTGCAGTCAATTGCATCAGACTTTGCAATGAATCACGCTACTGTAGTACACTCATTAAAGAACTTTCCAGTATATGAAAACTACAATAGTAAAATATTAGACTGCAAGAATTTAATATTAAAATTATTAGGTAACGAAGTAGAACAAGAACTATCGCAAGAAGATATATTTAAACAAAAGTTACACGACCTAGAACACCAGTTGAATCAACCAAGATACGAATACAAAATAATAGAAAACCTAAACAACCTATTAGAAGCTACTAAAGGAACAGAACAACACGAGTTAATCACTTTACGATTAGAAGCATTCTATTCAATGAATAAAAACATCAGGTTATGAAATTAGAATATAATGAAAATTCAAACGTTGGTATTGCACCATTTGGTTATGACCCAAGAACTAAATTAGCTATTACACTAAATGGAATTTATATATTAGAAACAGGAAACGAAACATTTGCCGATAATTGTGAAAAGATAGCAGATGATTACGCTATTGAGTTTGCAAAGTTTATAGCCAATGAAGATTATGATTTAGATTTTTGGGTTAACAATGCAGATATTAAAAACTTATTGGAAATATTCAAAAAAGAAAAAGGTTTATGAAGATAACAGAAATAATAGAAATTTTAAGAAACGACAACACATCTTACCTTTGGGATTTACCTAAACCTAAATGGGAAGCAATAGACTATTATAATCTAAATCAAATTAAACAAGGTAACAAATACCACAATAGAAAAAACCAATATGATTACATAGGCCTATCAGATAAAAGTGTTAAGATGCAGAAAGAACAACAACACAGAATGAAACCAATAAGAAGAAAGTCTGATGGTAAAATATTTAGCGGTATGATACAACTATGTAGGGAAACTGGTATTAATCGTTCTTCATTATCATTAGCTTTAAATAATAAACCAAACGGCCTACAAAAATATAAAGATGAATATGAATTTATAAATAATTAATTATGGAAATAATACTAATTGGAATATCGTTTAATATATGCATAGTTGTATATTTATTAACACAAATACTAAAAGAACTTAAAAAAAATAAAATATGAAACAAACACCTGTAGAATGGTTAGAAGAACAATTTAATAATCCTAATATACCATTTGGTCAAGTATTATTTAAACAAGCTAAAGAATTAGAAAGACAAGAAATTGTAATGGCATTTTGGAATTCAAAACATTCATTGTGTGATGAAAATACAGATTTATTTTATTTAGCAAAGCAATATTATAAAGCAAAATTTAAAAAATAACTATGAAGCCAAAAGAAAAAGCAAAAGATTTATATATAACTTATATAGACTATACATTTGGAAACTATAATTGTAAAGAATGTTGTTTGGTATTGGTTAATGAATTAATTAATGTAACTGGTTCTGCATATTGGTATGAAGTTAAAAAAGAAATAGAAAAAATATATGAAGCCAATACATAGATACAATAATACTGAAGGGTTAACTTTGTGTCGTAACTGCAGGGTAATAATAGCTAAAGAATTAACTGATGCTTTATACTGTAATAAATGCAAAGGCTATGATAAGCAAAAACAAAGTAGCTAACAAATATAACAAATAGTTATTATTGCTTTGAATAAACAAATTATTTCAAATGGAAAATAAAAGTAAAGCAGGTGGCAAGCGTGAAGGCGCAGGCCGTAAACCAAAAGCAGAAGAAATAGCATTGATTGAAAAGCTTTCGCCATTAGAACCATTAGCATTTTCAGCTTTAGAAAAAGGCTTGGAACGTGGTGACTTTAAATTTACGCAGTTATTTTATAACTACTATGCAGGTAAACCAAGGGAAACAAAAGATGTAACCCTAACAACAGAACAACCTATATTCAACTTAGATGATTTAGGGGACTTGTAATGAACAATAATGGAATTTATAGTAACTACTGCTTTAAAAAAGCTATTACGTCTACAAAAGCGTATTAAGGTCGTTAGGGGTGGAACATCTGCCTCTAAGACCTTTTCTATTTTACCAATACTAATAGACAGGGCAATAAAAACACCTAACTTAGAAATAAGTGTTGTATCTGAATCTATACCGCATTTGCGCAGGGGTGCATTGAAAGACTTCTTAAAAATAATGATGGCTTTAGGCAGGTATAACGACAACCAATTTAACAAGTCTACTTTAAAATATACATTTGGCAACGGCAGTTATATTGAATTCTTTTCAGTTGATCAGCCTGATAAATTACGTGGGGCAAGAAGAAATATTTTATATGTTAATGAGTGTAACAATGTAGACTTTGATTCATACTACCAATTAGCAATTAGAACCAGTGGCGAAATATGGTTAGATTATAACCCTTCAAGTCTGTTTTGGGTAGACAGGGAAATAATAACGCAAGATGATGTTGACTTTATTACATTAACCTATTTAGATAATGAAGCATTAGCTGACACTATTGTAAAGGAAATAGAATCGGCAAAGGTTAAGGCAGAAACTTCAGCTTATTGGGCTAACTGGTGGCAAGTATATGGATTAGGGTTAACAGGTTCTTTGGAAGGTGTATGCATTCCTGATTGGCAAGAAATTAACTTACCTACTGAAGCCCGTTTACTTTGTTACGGAATGGACTGGGGTTATAGCAATGATCCAACTTCTTTAATAGCTATGTACAAATATAATGACGCTTATATATTTGACGAACTAATATACCAAAAAGGGTTATTAAATTCAGACATCAGTGACTTACTTAAAACAAATAACGTTGAAGATATAATATACGCTGATAGTGCTGAGCCTAAATCAATAGCTGAGTTAAATAGTTATGGACACAATGTGTTACCAGTTAGCAAGGGTAGAGATAGCATCGTATACGGCCTTAATTTAATTAATCAAAATAAAGTTTATGTTACATCAAGAAGCAAGAACTTAATAAATGAATTAAGAAACTACATTTGGATGACTGACAAACAGGGTAATAAATTAAACAAACCTATAGACGCATACAACCACGCTATTGATGCAATGCGTTATGCAATTACTTCACAATTAGAAAACCCAAACAAGGGTACTTATTACGTCTACTAATGACATACGGCAATATTATAGCAGTAATACAATGTTACATCCACCACGTAAAAGGTGTTGAAGTAGTAATTAACCTGCCACGTAATATTGGTGAAATAAAAAAGATGCAGGCTATGTATAAAGTAGCTGAACAATATTTAAGGGTGTAACCTTAAATAATTTAATTTTATTAAGGCTATTACCTTAAACGTTAAACAAAAGTTAAAGAAATGTTAAAGTTTTAAAATAGTTTTGTATTGTTAATAACCTTTGTATATTTGTACAAGTTAAAACAAACAAAAACACAAATTATGGAAACTTTAAAAAACAACTTTGAAACTGTAACTAATAACATCTACAACAATCAAGAATTTTTATTAAACTCTTTTAATAACTTTTTAAATGACAATGTTGATTTTAAACAAGAGTTCTTTAAAGCAACAAAAGAAGAGCAAGATAATTTATTTACTTATGTAGTAAATTCTTTAATAGGCAGAATAGCAATTGAAGAAACTTTTAAAAACTAATAGTATGGAATGGTACGATTTTTTAAACCCAAACGAATATCCTGAAAACGAATGCAGGTATTGTGGTGAAGCTTGTGAAAAAACATATTGTGACAAACAATGTGAACGAGCAGATGAAGATTAATTAGGTTTTAAATATGTTGGTTAAATAGGTAGTCAGAAATGGCTGCCTTTTTTTATGCACTTAATACAATAAACAAAAATGTTTATTTATAAATAAAACAATACAATGAAAATAGAATTAACAATTCCAACAACGCTAAATGATATAAAGCTGGTGCAGTACCAAAAGTTTTTATCTATAGCAAAGGACAATGAAGATGGTGAATTTCTGCAGCAGAAAATGGTGCAGCTATTTTGCGGTATAGATTTAAAAGATGTAGCACAAATTAGATACAAAGATGTAGTTGAAATTACTGCCAACATTAATAATCTATTTACAAAAGATAACGCATTTATACAACGCTTTAAAATGGGTGGGGTAGAGTTTGGGTTTATACCTAACCTTGACGAAATGACAACTGGCGAATATATGGATTTAGATACTTATATTACAGACTGGGATACAATGCACAATGCAATGGCAGTATTATACAGGCCTATTATAAATAAGATGGGTAACAAGTACCAAATAGAAGAATACAAAGGTTCAGTAACATATGCTGACGTAATGCGTCACGCACCATTAGACGTAGTGTTAGGGGCTATGGTTTTTTTTTACACTTTAGGCAACGACTTGTTGAAAAGTACGATAAACTATTTGGAGGGGAATCAGGAAGTGCAGAATATTCTGAACAAGCACAATTTGGACAACGTTGGGGATGGTATTCAAGTATCTATGCTCTTGCTCAAGGAAACGTTAGAAGATTTGATGAAGTTTCCAAGTTACCAATCACACAAAGTTTAACTTGGTTAACATTTGAAAAAGAGAAAACAGAAATAGAAATGAAACTAATAAATAAAAAATAATGAAAGGATTTTACCAAATAAGCAAAGCAATTAAAGACCAGTTAGATGCTGATGCTTTTGTTAATACAGTTACAATTGGAGACATATTTAAAGTTGATTTAAACAAGCAAACTATATTCCCTTTATCACATATAATGATTAATTCAGCTGCTTATAATGGTAATACTTTTAACTATAGTATTTCTGTTTTGTGTATGGATATAGTAGATGAATCTAAAGAAGTTACTACTGATATTTTTATTGGTAATGACAACGAGCAGGATGTGTTAAACACGCAGCAAATGGTAGCAACACGTTTGCTTGAAATGTTAAGACGTGGCGACTTATACGATGATGGTTACCAATTACAAGACGGTGCCAGTATAGAATACTTTGTAGACAGATTTGAAAACAAGGTAGCAGGTGTAACTGTAAGCTTTAATGTTATTGCACAAAATGATATGACTATTTGCTAATATGGCACAAGAATTAAAAGAAGTTGAACAAGTATTAAGGCGCTTTAGGGATTACGTTATACAACAAAGTAGAAGTAATTTATCTAAAGCAGGTAAAGCAGATTCTAAAGAACTATATAATAGTTTAAAAGGGGAAATAGTTACAGAAAATAACTATTCAATTGTAGGGTTTTCTATGGCTGAATATGGCCAGTTTGTAGATAAAGGTGTAAAAGGTGCAGACCCTTCAAAAGTTTCTAAAAATGCAAAGATAACAGGGCAACAAGCACCTAATAGTCCTTATAGGTTTGGTAGTGGTAACTTCAGAGGTAAGTGGGGTGAATTTACAAACAGAATAGAAAAATGGGCAAAAAATAAAAACATAAGGTTAAGAGATGACAAAGGGAAATTTAAAGAAGGTAACTATAAAACTATAGCACAAATAATAGCGAGGAATATTTATGCTCGTGGAATTAAACCAAGTTTATTCTTTACAAAACCTTTTGAAGCAGGATATAAAAAATACATAGATACTGATTTAATGAAAGCATTTAGTCAAGATGTAGATACAATAGTAGATTATAATTTAACAAATACACAATGATAATATATTCAAGAAGTCCTTACTTCATAACAGTAAATGAATCAGGTCAAGTTGGTTCTAAAATAGAATTAAGAATTTGGAATGGTACAGGTTCAGCACCTACACCTGCAACTTATACATTCAGTAAATCAATTGCTTCGGTTACACAAACTGAAAACGTTTACAATATTAGTCCATTCGTAAAAGAATACATTGATAATGTAGCACCTATATATGCTACAGGGGAAACGGATTCTACTACAATGTGGTCAAACGTGCAAGTGAAAAGATACAAAGAAACTTCAATAGGTTCTTATACTTTAATAGACACCGTTACTTATTTAGGCACGAATGGATATACTGCTTTTACTGATGGGTACAATTACACCAATGCGTCAAATACTTTTATGCTATTATCAGATAATGCTAAAGAAGTTAAATACGATATTAATAAATCTATTCCGTATGTTA